ACCATGACCTTCAGCTTTTGGTGCATCACTCTTTTGTTTCCTCAAGAAAGTGACGATACCTTCTTTAATTCCCACTTCAACTTTATCGCCTTTGGCAAGTGGAAACTTTTCAAAATTTGAAACCTTAACAACGGCCTCTGCTAATTTGTAAGTAGTTTCATCGTTGGCAAATTTGATAACGCCCTTTGATGCCATAAACCAAGAAACTAATTTAACTGGATTTGGTTCGTGAGCCATTATTTTTCTCCTTTATAATAAATGTGACCTAACTTTTTGAATTGATTATCAGTGATGTTTTTATGATAATCTAAATCCAAAATAGATTTAATTTCATTTAAATAAATTGTATTACGTCCAAACACAACTGTTTTTTTAATTAATCTTGAAAGCTTTAAATGAGATTGTAAATTCATTGAACTCTCCTTATGCTGTTTTTTTAACATACTTCACAAATTTATGCCAGAAATAACCACCACTCTTATAGAGGCCAAGTTTAGCTTTCGCGGTACAATCACTACATTCAACGTTGACATAGCAATTCGCTTCGGCATCTTTGTTACTGGTAAGACGAAACTTTTCAGGCTTATCATTTCCGCACTCATCACAAAGAGTTGGAGGATTCCCAAGAATAGCAATCTTGTGAAGAGTTTCCAATTCGGTTTTTTCATCAATTTCAAAACGGTAAACTACGCTTCCTAATCTTGTTTCAACTGACGCTTTCATTTTTAATCTCCTTTTTGAGCTGTCTTTTATCAGCTTCTTTTTTCTTTTTGCGAATAGTTCGCTTCTCTTTTAATTTAATGCAATAACTATACTCGACCTTGAATTGTGGGTCAAAAATATCTTTAAACCTCTTTGCTAGACTATTTTGAAATGGGAGTTCTTCCCATGTTATTTTCGTTTTATTAGGTAAATTAGTTAAGACTTCAGTAATTGGTTTCTCCACAAACTCTGGCAATTCTAAAAGGTTAATTATTGTTCTTCGCAACTCGGCATCATTCTCATCTTCATTTGGTTCAATTAAGATGTTATCGGACACATCCCCTTTACGGCATTTCTTATCTAAGATTTTTAACGCCTCTTCTTTTGTAATTTCAACATAACCGCCTTTGCCTTTAGGAGTTTTAAAATTAAGATTAAAAATCCTAACATTCGGATAATACGCTAATTGGTGGAGGTCACTATCTATGGAACAAATAATAACCTCTCTATCTTTGAATACTCTGGATGCAACTGAAAAAATATCATCAGCTTCACAGCCAGGTATACGGAGAACATGAAATGGGGTGGCGTAATCTATCTGTTGGTTGATACGATTTACGTTCCCAAAATGCTCATCCCAATTAATAAGATGTTTCTCTCGCGCTTCTTTACGTTGGGCTTTGTAAGGTGAGTAATAATCTTTTCGCCATGAATGGTCGTCAATGGCAAGAATAACGGTATCACCTTCTTCAACGTTAATCTTTTTCAAGCAAGCCAATACACTTGAAAAATAAGTATAATGAGATGGCATTTGAAAGTCACCACCCTTTCGATATTTAGCTGCAAGTTCAGCTTGAAACGCTGCCTTGAAACTCATTACACTTGAATCAAGCATTATTACTTTATTCATCTTATAATTCCTAATTCTTGTAAATTTTCTTTTTGAAAAGCTTTTAAGTTAATATTTTTATATTTTCGTTGACATTCTTTAAATTTTTTATAAGCATCGTTGCGCCAGAATCCTTTTATTTCTATATAACAATCGAATTCTGGTAAGTAAAAATCGGGAGTATAAGTAGTGTTTCCTAAATTAAAAGTTTTAGATTCATATTTCCATTTAATTTCTGAAAGACTACACCACTTCGCAAAATTTGCTTCCCATGAAGAACGAAATTGAAACGATTTATAATAAAATAATTGATAAACATTGTTACATCGTCCAAATAATATGGAATTTTTACCACTAACGGCTTTACCCCAACATGTTCTGCATCTGTTACTCGTCCACCAAACTCTTTTACCACAGATTCTACATTTTGGTTTTCCACCTTTATATCTGGAATGTAATTTTCCTTGTTTGGCACACTTTTTACATCTAATGTGTCCAAAACTAATTTCTTTTCCACAATCTTTACAATTATATTTTTTCATAATTATGTTGGACTAATAAATACTGTTTCTTCATCTTCAAATTCATCTTCACATGGGAGGTTCTCTAATTTGTAAACTAATTCTTCGATTTCTCCTGAATACATTTGAGTTAAAAGAATTGCGTACTTTTCTCCAAGTTGAATTCTCTCTTTTGAAAATGTACAAAATAGTTCCTCGTTTGCATCATTATATCTTACTTTAATTGTAATCATAATCCCTTCCTTTCTGTTTCTGAAACTTCTGTGTAAGGTTCTACTGCGTTTGGATACTTTTCAATTATTTCTGCTGCCTTCTTATTTAATTCCTGAACCCATCCTTCTTGAACTTTGGGTGGCCTATCATCTTTCCAATTACCTTGTAACATACTATCGCGCAATACGGTTAATCCTGCGATAGCCTTTGTGATATGACTTAAACCAGAATCAGGGTCAACGTCACATCCTTCCCAAAAATCTGTAATATGACGTATGCTGGCATCAACGTAAACACTTGCTCTTACACCAGCAACTCGCCAATTATGCCTTCCGTATTTTCTGGCTCCCTCAAGTAATGCTAATCCTACTTCAGCAATTACTCGCCAGGGTAAAACTGAAAATGGTACTTTCTTTGTTCCAACAGCATCCTTCGGGTTAGTGTCCTTTTTGTTTAATTGAGGTTCTTCATATCCAACATTAGGATTTTCTTCTTTTTGCGCTTCATAAAAACAATCACATTGTGGAGCATACGGCTCTCCATAAATCTGACCGCATTTTGCACATACTGAACGATTATCTGGCATTGGTTTACCCCTTCACAGTTAAATTGTATTTTCTATCTAAAAATTGAAGTAAGCCTTTGAAAGATTTGAATACTCTTCCTTGAGAATGTCCTGAATCCAAAAGGAAGAAAAGTAAACTCTTGTTTAGTTTAGTAATCGGCATCTCTGTGACTAAATAAACTGGAATACCTCTTGTCCATGCAATGACTAATTCAGCAATAGTTCCACCTGGCTTATCTCCTTCTTTGTGATGCCAAACTAAGAAGTTGCTGTACTCTACATAATTCACATCACCCATGATATGAACCATTTCATATTTTCCATTTTCAACTTTTGTGATTGTATTTCCTTTCCAAATCTTTCTCATTTGAACAAGAAATTCATTATAATCTGCATCTTCAACTAATTCATTAAGTTTTGTAAGGAATTCTTCTGTAGGAAGTCCAACTTTCGCAATTTCCTCGCGTGTAGGGTCGAACGCATAGATTCCTCTGGATGAAAGAAGAGGTGTTAAATATTGTCGCCAGCCAGTTCCTCCATCATTGGCTGCTGTTGATTCCATGCTACCAATCATATAGGTAACAAGAACTTTATTATCAATTGTAATGGGCTTAGTCCAATCCATAGTTATAGCTCCATTTATATCCACCTGCGGTTAATTGAACTTTCCTACAACATCCTGAAATATTTGAAGAAGTTTGGTTTGTATTTTGCGCTGCTTCTATAACACTATCCCATTTTTTAATAAAATTATTGTTCAAATCAAATTGATATACTGTTTTTATGCTACCAAGTTGAACATTTAGTTTGTGTTCTATAAATCTGCAAGTATCAAATGTATAATTTTTATTTGAATCAAGTCTGTCAATACTAGGTTTCTTCATTTCATACGCTTTATCACGAAACCATAAGTCTTTAATTTCTTTAGATGTAATTTCTGCTTTTATTCCTCTACCGCCATAATTTTTATATTTAGGAAAGTTTGGATTTGAACATCTTTGTCGAACATTACTTAGAGTTTTTAACCAAGGATGAGATAATCTATATTCTTTAGTTGTTTTCTTAATCTTATCCCAGGCTCTAATTCTATATTCTTTACGTATTTTATTCATTAATATATCGCTCCACTTATACTTTTGTAGCAAATATTAAGCCATTTCTTTTCTAAAAGTTCATCTACAGAACCTACGATTACAGAACTTCTACGCATAAACGGATGGCGTTCTAGCATTTCTTTCTGTCGTTCATTACCAGCAATAAGGATAACTGGCTTCTTTAAATACATTGCAATTGATACTTCGTAATCCGTTCCCCAATTTGGTCTACGCTCTAAAATTTTAGTATGTAAATTTCTTGATATAGAATATAACTCTGCATGGTCGTCATACTCGTTTGGTTCCTGAATCCCTTCTTCCATGTAATCATCCATCATTGCCACAACAACATCTGCGCGTTCAACTGAAAGAATATCTTTGTCATAAATTAAGTTTGGAGGAATAGCAGAAGTCAACCCCTTTTTATCAATAGATTCTGATTCCTTTGAATTTAACGCATCAAGAAATGAAATGGGATAAACCCCTTTTCC